GCTTGTTACAAAACCGTCAAAAGCGGTGTTTGGTCTGCCGGGGTTTGCGGTTTCAACTGCTTCGTTTTCGCCTAGCCCAATGATTGCGCCGTTCCCAAGCTCGTAGCTGCTATCGTCCTCTGCGTCTACTTGTTCTTCTTCTGGTATTACGCTGTTTAATGGGCTGTCGGGTGTTTCTGATTTAATAAAAACGGTAAACATGCCGCTTACTACTGCGGCCATTAGTTCGGCTTCTGTATAGCGGCCTAGTTGTTTTAGGCTTTCTATTACAGGTGATAGGATCGGCACGGCGCGAGATTGACCAGGGCGTTCAAGTTCATTAAATATATGTATAACGTTTGGCCTGCCAGTGTCTGCGCCGAATGCCGGAATGTATTTCGATTTTGCGCTAAGTGCTTTTTTAGAGCCAGGATGCCCTTGCATTACATAATAGCCAACGGGTGCGCTGTATTCGTCTTGCACTATTCCGCCGCTTAGCTTGTAACCTTCTGCTAATTTTGGCTTTGTTGTTGGGTCGCATACTCTATCACCTTCAATAAGTGATATGCGTAAATCGTATGTAGAGCCTTTGCGTTCAATTACTGGCAATACTGCAAATACATCGCCGCTCATTAATGCAGATAAAAGCACTAATGATTGAATTTGTCCAAAGTTTTGCATACGCGCTGCGTCGCACTCTTTGGTTTGGGCCCATAGTTTCCATTCTCGTTCTACTGACTTTTCCCATTCTTCGGCTTGTTCTTGGCTTAAACCTAAGTATTCGTAGTCAATGCGGGAGTTTAATTTAAGACCAGAGCCAATAACATTAGTACGTATTGTTTTTAGTGCGCCGGTTGCAAGTGGAGTGCCCATATAAAGATCGCGTGAGCGGTCGCGCAGGGTTTGTAGGTTATCTACTATATCTTCGTCTGGTGAAGCGCCTTTGCTTATCCAGCCCATTAAAGATTTTTTATTTTTAGATGCACCGTTGCGTGAGTAGCCAGAGTTAGTGATTTTATCTAACTGACCTAGCTTTTGGCGAGCCACGGCACGGTTAAGTTTGTTTTGTGGCGATAGTGGGTTTACGTTATCAAACCAGCTCATTATAGATCTCTCGGAATTGCACGAATAACACGAGCACCACGACCGCGGCCAGATTTAAGGCGCTGAACTTCGTTAGTCCAATATGCAATTTGGCGTTGCACTTCTGCACCGTCTGCGCGGGTTAAGCTGCGCGTGCCAACTTTATAAGATTGGCTAGTTGCTAGCGCTAAGTTAGCGGCAAGCCATGCGTCTAAATGCTGCTGTGCTTTGGCTGCGGTCATTCCTGCCATTTAATAAAAACCCCTCTTATTTTTAGTGATTATTACAGATACAAAACATTTGTCAAATTTTAATTAACGCCTTTACTGTGAACACGGCGCTTTGGTTTTCGGCTTGCTGTGCCATTTGAGTTTGGAACATATAAATTTTTGCGCTTAGAATCTTCTGCTAGCCATTCAAAATCTGGGTTTATTATTTCAAGGGCTGCGCGTGCCATTTTTCGGCAATCTATTGGCTCGTTTCGCTCGTGTACTTTTGTCCATTCTATCTGTTTTTTACCGCCACGTACTACTATTTTACGCTTCTCAGATAGTAAGCCTTTAAAAAATTCTTCTGTATAGCCTAATTCACCGCGCGGAAAATGGCAATGATTGGGGCCTGGTTCTTCTATTCTTACATTAGATAGCACCATTGTTTTACCAATATCATCACCAATTGTAAATAACGCGCACTTTTCGCGGTTGTTACGCGTTGGCTTTGAAACTATTTCACGCCCTAAGCCACCACGGCCAATAATTGAAAATATACGGCGCGGTTCTCTCGGCTTGCAAAACTTATAAACCGCTGTGGTATTGTGGCCTGCGCTATCTATACATGTGCATGCTATGCCAAGCCCTGATCCATCTTCGTATTTACGAGATTTTAAAAGCCATTGGTCTAGCTCTTGCCAGACTTGCGGTTCGTCGGGGTTGCCCATGAATGTGCGGTACTCAATACCCCAACTTTCGTGACCCCGCCCCCAACCTACTAATTCGGCCTCTAACCGGTCTGGTTGTGTATCTATTCCGCACGTTAACATTAAAACACCGTTTGGTAATTCTGCTGGGTAGTATTCACGGCGGCGTAAAAGGTGATCTTCTGTTAATTCGTCTTGCTCATCTACAAACGGCTCGCCTAATTTAAGGTTTATAAACTCCATTAAGCCTGTTCGATCTCGGCTTTTGTGTATTTCAATCCACTGCAGGATCATTTTTTCCCAGCGTGTCCAAGGTGAATACATGGCGTTTATGTGAAAACCAGCAACGCCGGTAAATGGCTTGCTTGCTATCCAGCGGCCAGCTTTAAGCATATCAAGCTTGTAGCGTTCGTTTATTGGCTCTTTGCAGTGTTTACACTCGTAATAAATTGACTTTGGTACTAAATCGCCTTTTTCGTTTTTAATATAGGCCAGTTCGCCTTTTTCATTACGCTTATATTTTAATTGCGTCCATTCTAAATGCTGTTCTGCTCCACAGTGAGGGCATGGCAAATGGTAACGGCGCTGGTCTGATCTTTCCCAGCGTTCGTTAATTTTTGAAATTCCCATTATTGTTGGAGTAGATACAAAAACCAACTTTTTGTTGTGCTCAAAGTTTTCTGTACGTTGTATTGCAAGCTGTAGCGGATCACCTTCTTTTGTGTCGCTGTACCTGTCTACCTCATCGGCCAGCACTACACGAACGGGGCGCGATGCCAAACCTGCGGGGCTGTTTGCGCCAACCATGGCAATATAGCCGCCGGGGTATTGTTTCATGCGTATTGTGTTGCCTGACTTTTTAGCGGCTCCGCGTCCGTCTTTGCCATCTTCAAGCAATCCGCTTAATGCTTTTGTATATTTAAAAGTGGGATCTAGTCGCTCTTTACTAAATCCCTCAGCGGCTTCTACTGTTGGCTGTATAAATAATTGTGGCGCTGGATCTTGATGTGAAAAGTAACCAAGTACGTTTATTAATAGCTCTGATTTACCTATTTGGCTTGAGCACATCATTGCTATTTCTTCGGTTATTTGGTCGCTGCAACAATCCATTGGTTCTTTTAGGTATGGTACGCGCTCGTTTTCCCACTCCCCAGGCTCGGGCGATGTTCCAGGCGCAACATATCTATGAGCTTGCGCCCACTCTGACCCGCTTAAAATTGGCCGTGGTTTACATGTTTTTATAAATGCGTTAGACCAAGCGTTTGACATATATTATTCTTTCGTAAAGCGCGAGTCTTGCAGCGCGGTTAATGCTTTGTTTATTGATTCTTCTAGCATTCGCTGTGCTTCGCGCGGTGATTTATTTACTATTTGCTGCGCTAGCTTTTGCGGTATAGACATTAATTTGCCGCGTATATCTTCGGCTATTCTTCGCGCGTCCGCTCTAACTTCTGCAATTTCTAAAAGTTCGCCGGTTGCTTTTTTATATTCCATTTCTTTTAATTTTGCTTGAAATGTTTTTTCTGCAAGTTTGGCTTTGTTTAGCTGCTGCATTAAAGCTTGGTTAGTTGCACCGCTGGCGCTTATTGGGCCACTTTCTGGCGGTGTAACTTCAACTGGTTTAACTTCTGTTTTTTTACCTGGTGTGCGCTTTTCACCTTCTGCTTTATTTACGCCCGCTTTGCGCCCGTTCTCTTTTGATGCTTCGCGCCCAATTTGCCTGGTAGACTCGTAAGCTACTACAGCTTCTTCTAAATTAATTTTTCCGTCGTCGCGCTCTTGTATGCGCCCCGATTTTATCATTTTAGTTACTGCAGGTCGTGAAACGCCAATGTGCCTAGAAAATTCGGCCTTACTAACTACTGTCATTTTTTATCACCAACTAAGTTAATACCATTTGATAATAGCTTTTTAGCAAACCCAACCGTTGTACCATATTTATCAATATAATCGTTGAGCACTTTAATTAGCTTGCTGGCTTCTTCTTCGGTGATTGGCACTTTCTCTTTATCAATGCGTAAATATTTGCGGTCATCATCTTTTTTACTTTCTTCTGTACCACCGTCAAGATCAGCTAGTTCGTTATCATCTAGCAAACTATCTAAAAATTTTTCATCAAATGCCAAAATGCTTAAATCAAATTCAGCTAAGTCGAGCTCTTGAACTTCTTGCATTAGCAAGTCCATATCCCAGCTCGCGTTTAATGGGATCTGGTTATCTGCAATACGTAGCGCTTTTTTCTGTGATTCAGATAAACCGGCCAAACGAATGCAAGGTAATTTTTCTAGGCCCGCAAGTTTTGCCGCTTTAATTCGACCATGACCAGCAATTAAAACATTGCCTTCATCGATCAAAATAGGATTAGTAAAACCAAACTCTTTTATGCTGGCTACTATTTCTTCTAACTGCTGCCCGCCGTGAACGCGCGCGTTATTAGCGTAGGGCACAAGCTCAGATATTTCTAAGTATTCAATTTTTAAAGACATTCTGAATCACTCCCGCTTTGTTATAAGGATATATTAGCGTTTGTTAACCACCCAAGCAAAACAATGCGTTAACCTAACGTTTCTAGCGTTCAGCTAGCCGAACTCCGGGGTTGCCAACACC